AGGTATGAGTAATGAGAGAAAAAGAAAGGACTTATTTGAACGTTGGGTAGAAGCTGGTGAAGTAGAAAACAATCTTGCCATCATACAATCCTTATCCATGCAAGGTAAATCTATAGCGGAAATTGCAAGTACATTTGATATTTCCAGACGAACGTTACAAAATCTTCAAAAAGAACATCCAGCTTTGGAAAAAGCAATCAAAACAGGGCGTCTTTCTGTAGTAGCTATGTGTCAAATTGATGGAACGAGTGTCAAGTGGAGATACTACAGCCATTATTTATGCTTTAAAGGTTTATGGAGGAAATTTTTTCAACGACCGTAAGGCTATAGAAACTAAAATTACTGGTACATCTGTTTCTGTTCAGCCACAAGTTCAAATTTATCTGCCTGAAAAGGATTTAGGAACAGGTGAATATAATGAGAAAAAAGATTGAAATAGAAAATAAAATTGAAATTCGTCCTCAAAAAGGTAAACAAGAAATGTTTTTATCTTCTGCTGCTGATATTTGCATTTATGGTGGTGCAGCAGGAG